ACAGGTCCTACAGGTCCTACAGGTCCTACAGGTCCTACAGGTTATACTGGTTATACAGGTCCTACAGGTCCTACGGGTTATACTGGTTATACTGGTCCTACAGCTACTTCTTTGGCGTTAACAAGATACCTACTTAATAGTTGGAATCGTATAACAAACGTAAGCATAGTGAATGGACAAAGTAGTGGAACTATAAGTACTTTTACTATTCCAACTGGTGGAAGTGGTATATGGCACTTTGGTGTAAATGTTTCATGTGTTACTATTAACGTATCATCACCAGTAGATGGATTTTTGTCATTTAGATGGATTAAATCAGGTACTTTTTATGCAGATCATGAAACACATGAACTAGTAAGGTTTGTATCAACAAATACTATTACGTTTAGAGCAGAGATAACTGCGAGTGGATTACTTCAAGGAGATACATTTTCAATTGGGTATTTTATGTTTACAAGTACACCTCCACCAACAGGTCCACCAACACCTACAATTCAATATAACGTAAGTAAGGCAGAAGCATGGAAATTGTATAACGTTCCGACTGATATAATCTCGTAAATGTATATAAAGTATTCTTAAATCTTCCCCACAATTTTATGAATCGACAAAGCTGAGACACCTGATACTTCGGAAACTGTTTTCATTTGTGTTTTTGTTTTCAAGCCCATTACATGAGCTACAACACCTGCGACAATTGTTTTGGGTGTGTGTTCAAATTCATCTTCGGATTTCATAGAAATTTGATATAGAATTTCCATGATCTTTTCACGCTGATCATCGTTTAGAAACAACCCTGCGCATAACCGTTCGGCAATTCCAATTTGCGTTTGAAGAACGGTGTTATCTGTAGGCGAAAAGTGATTAATGGCTTTACAAAGAGCCCGAATATTTACGGTCATTAGCTTTGCCACTTCTTCATGCGATCGAGGAACACCATTATTGCGACACGCGACAAAGATTGCGGCTCCCATTAAAGCCCGACGTGTTTCTCCTCGTACTTTTTGTGCGTCTTCTAGATGTTTGTACATGCCACACGCATCCATGATGATTGATTTGGGTAATCCTGCGTGCGTACAACATAAATTAATTGAATCAAAGATACCCATCCATGATCTTTGACTATTTGATGATAACGACCAACATGATAGTCTTTGAAGGGCTTTCATGTTTGGCGAATTCGCACCTTTATACGAAATAATTGAGCCATATGATGACTCGGGCAATAGTTCGGATGTTACAAAACCAGTTCTACATTGATCTTCTCCTTTAGAATCTTCATAATTACGCCATTCTGCTCCTTCATCAATCACTTGATCGAAGATACGTCCACAACACGTACAGACTTGCTGGCCTTCATCAATTACAAGGGAATGTATGCACTCCATTGGTATCCAGTTTATGTGGTTTTCTTTTTATTCGTTTTACGCAGCGGGAACATCTTTTCCAAATGTGTATCAAGTATTTTGTGATACAAAAATTTAATTTTGGAATCCAAAAAATCAACAAATAAAAACATGGCATACGCAAAGAATACGCCGGACATATATGTGTCCACTAAAGAATCTAGTTCACGACTTACATGAAAAATAGGAGGAGCCTCTTTAATGATATATGTAATCCAAAACGCGATAGTTCCAATGGTTGCTAATTGAAGAGATACATCTCCAAGTTGATACCACATAGATTTTTGTTCCCACTCTTCATCATGTTCATCAACAAAGTAATACAAGAGATACGAAATTACTCCCCCGATCGCAGTATAAAACACTGCTAGGATTCCAGTGTTTAAAGTGACCCCCACAATCTCTTGAAATTTCATTTATGTTAATCGGTGACTTTAAGAATCATCACTCCTCCACCAATCATTGCGATTGCGATAAAATCGTGGAAATGAAGCTTTTCTTTGAAAAACAAAACACCAACAGTTGTTGTAGCCATTACAGATAAGCCTGACCAAAGAGCGTTTGTAAACGCAAGTCCTGTTAACTTAAATGTTTGAACCAATAGACCACCCACGCCAACATAAAGCAGCACGCCGAGAATAAAGAATCTCCAATCGTCCAATGATTGTTTGAAGCATGACATTGCCATCGTTTCAAATCCTACGATTGCAAGAACGTATAGAATAATCCACATATAACTAGACTTCATTTGTTATTAGTCAGTAGAAGGATCTCGTGCCATAAAAGCGATCGCAGATGGATCATAGACTTGTGGGCGGTAATTCGTAGCTAACATAGGTCTTCCTACGTCTCGTGTTTTCACAGGTTTGATCCAAGAGATTAATAGATACTTATTCTCTACGACCCATATCCAGTATCCTGCTGTGCTATATTCCTTTACCAAAAACTCTATTGCCTCTGAAAGTTGATATAATGGATATCCAAACACAAACGTTGGAACTTCATATGTTATGTATGGCGCATTTGTGTTATGAATAGCCTGTTGTCGAATCTTTGCCTGAATTTGTGTCATAACAGGAGACATAGCAGCCATTCGATTTAATCGTCTTGATTCTTGTTCATTCCATACTTCACGTGCTTTCAGCATGGTTGCTTATTACCACACAAGAATGTCTCTTCCGTTTCGTAAACTTGGAATAGGCGGAGGAGGGATTAAAGGAATCTTACATATTGGAGCTTTACGTGAACTAGCAAAATATCAACCTTTGGAATTTCCAGATGGAATTTATGGATGTTCAGTGGGGTCTATTATTGCGACCTATTTATCATTTGGTCTTCCTGTAGATGATAAACTAGTTGAGTTATCTAAAAAATATATTTCAATGGATCGGGTTACACCAAAGTTGACATTTAGTGACATCTCATCGGCTCTTTCGCATAAAGGTGTATTTAGCATGGATATGTTTGAAAAGACAATGATTGAAATGTTTTTAGAGTTTGGAATTGATTTAAAAAATATGAAAATTGGTGATACACCTCAACCACTCTATATCATCGCATCAAATATTACGCGTGGGATACCTACTGTATTCACAAAAGATGTTCCTATATTAGATGCTCTTAAATGCTCCTGTTGTTTACCAGGAATATTCAAGCCACAGGTTTTGTATAATCAGTTGTATATTGATGGTTGTGTATTTGTACCATGTATTTCATGGATACAACCGGATGCTCTTGTTCTATCTTTAGCCAAACAGAAAGTAACTCGCATGAGTCCTCAAACTATCACAGAGGTATCTCCACTTGATTTTATGAAAGACATCTATGCTATGGCTGTCAATCATTTCATTGAGCAACATATTACGGATTTAACTGTAGTTCTTTCGTATCCTAAATTAACATCTGATTCAGATTTATCAGAATTTGATATAGATGATATTCTTCTAAAGTCTGGCGTAACTTTACGAAGGTTTCTCGTCTCCAAGGGCCTTCTTCAAGAACTCTCGGAAGTTAGTGACATTCGGGCGCCCAGCCATCTCGTATAGTTTAGTAGATGTTTGAACTTTGAATGTAGGATATCCTTTAATATCATATAGAGCAGATTTACCCTTATCTGTTTCTGCGTTTACTTCTTCAAATGTAACAGTTTTACCACCATACGTGTATCTAGAATTTTTAACAAACTGTTTCATAGAATGCCATGGCTGCTGTGCGGTTTTACAATGGGGACACCAAGTCGCATAAAAAAACATGAAATTGGCCTGATTATCATCAAGCCCACTTGATGTAGGAGGTTCTTGTTCAATAATTCGAGCCCCAGGAGGAGTACCTGTCCATAGATAATATATTCCAATAGATCCTAGAACTACAATTAACGAAACAATAAGTTCAGTTATCATCTTTACGAAACGAAGGATATAAAATTCGAGCATCTTCACGCTGTTTCGCAGAATAGATTCGATATACATCTTCTTTTGTTCGTTCAGGCTCACGAATCTGCGCCCATGCTACTTCCGCTGTTTGGCGCTCGGGTTCGTAATCTTTTGGAGTGACTTTGTACCATTTTCCTTTGTATCTGAAGATGTCCATAGTAGTTCCAGATTTTTTATGAATCGATTCCATTTTGAATCTACTTTACCTTTCTTACACCATTCGTTGAAAGTGTATTGACTTCCCATTGATAAATTACATCTAGAGCAGATAGGCTGTAGATTTGAGATCTCAGTAGAACCTCCTTTACATTCCGGAACATCATGTCCTGCTTGAAAGTCAAATACATTGATCCTATTGCGACACCAAGTTGTTTTACATTTGGATTCAAATTTTTTGCCAATCTTTTGAATCCAAAGCTGTTCACGTATTGCCTTTGGGATTGCCTTCTTTTTGTATGGTTCCATTACTGTCAAATGTGAAATCCGTTAAAAACGGATTCTTTCGGAATAAAGACAGATAGTCATACAGACACGATCAATCAACATGGCAAACGAGCTAGTAATTCGCAAGGACACGATCCGCAACTTCTTTGAGAAGAAGTTGGAGGGGATCTTCGTCAAGATGACGAAGTACCAGGAAAGGATTTTCCAGAAAATGATTGATGCAGATTACGATGACGATGACGATGACGATGACGATGGCATCCCTACAAAGTATGCGGATGCCGAACAGTATCATGTCCCTGACATGATATTTGAGGGAGAGTGGGGCTACAAGGAAATTGTAAGATTCTTCCCATTCCTCCGCAACACAGATGACCTGGAGGCCATCAAGGAGTGTTTACATTTTATTCACACGAAGGGCAGTAAGTACTATCACAACTATGTCCCCGAGATTAATTCCAGGATGCTTGACATCGTGAAGACAATGAACCCCAAGCACGGCGACACCGTGCGCTGGATGTGTGGAATCTATGAAGACTATCGAAACACAAACCTAATCGGGTTTGTGTGGATGAAGGACGACGAGTTCAAGATTATCCCAAGGTACACGGAGATTGACGACTACGGGAGCGTTCCGCCACAGTTTGTGGTGGGCGAACAACCCGGGGAGTTTTCTCCTGGGTACTGGAAGGATGTTGTTGACCACAACGGCATCAACTTTCTGAGCGAGGAGATTCAAGAGAGGATTCGCTCGTCTCCTCTGACAAAGAAGGTCGAGACGTATACCATAAACAAGGGTAACAAATACGAGAAGGAGATCATTAACGAGACTTGGCACACAGATGTCAATATCGGCGGAACTACATACAATGTATTTCTCAAGAATCCCGAGATGAAGAATCTTACGTGGTGTAATGTTGATTCTGATACGAAGGTTATCGAGTTCAACTAAAAATACAAATATTTTTTACTATCAAAAACGGATTCAGTTAACCCATATTTGATAAGTAGTAATCAAACAATGCCAAGTCCAATTGAAGAGCTCGACATGTCAAACCTCCACAATATTGTAAGCGATCTGCCAAACCAGATCCTTACTACGATGGGACTTACGTATGAAGTCCAGCAGCGAAGTTACGAGAGATGGATTGTATATGTCCGACTTCCAAACGGGCATCGGTCTGCGAAGATTGAGTTTATGATTGATAATGATCCAAATTTCCCAAATGATCCGGATATTGCAGGATCGGTTCTGCGTCGAGGATGTATTCCTCGTCATATGATCGAGCTTATCATGGACTCTATTATCGAGCGACTCTAATCATTTATAAAAATAAAAAAAGATGTCTAAAAGACACATTTTTTACGGGAAGCCAACTAGGTGAGCGCCAATACCGAAGCCAGCGCCCGTACGGGCAGACGCGCCTACCGAGGGAGCATAGACGTCAAGGATCGCAAAAGTGGCTAGAGCCACTAGACCAATCATGCCAATCTGCGATAGGGGTAGCGACTTCCCACCCATGAACTTGGGGAGCCAGAAAGCCGCGATCGCGACCACTAGACCCTCAAGGGCATACTTTACAGCACGACTTACTAAGTCAGACATATCAATACCGGGACTAGGGGCTGGTTTTTCGTGAGGCATTTTATACAAGACTTTAGATAATTATTCAATGAAGCATATTCGATATAAATTTACAATCGATTCGGATGTTATGAAGGAACATAGTATCCACACCCCAGTTCAAGTTGGATATTATGTTGGCGCATATTTGAACGATCCGGATGGTTGGGCAAAACATGGATACTTTTTTGAACCAGTTGAAAGCAGAGACTCTGTATTGATTCGTCTGTCATCACCTGCTACGATTAAAAAGATATGTGGATTGCCCGATAATCTATCATGCGCAGAACTTGGAGGTAGATTTATGTATTTGAACGCAGACAGATGGTTTCATGGCGCACCTGCTAGTAAACTATCTCTCACAGATTATCGCCAGTATATGATATCTCATGAAATTGGGCACATATTAGGACATGATCATAAAAAATGTCCTTGTAAAAACTGTCCTGCCCCAATTATGATGCAGCAAACAAAAGGTATTGGAGAATGTAAGCCCAACACATCAGTTTAGATATGAGCTACGTATTGAATAAAATGATAAGTGAGGCTTACTTTCATAATGAAATTGAAATATCTGTTGGTAACACAAATATTTCCGAATATAATTGGGTGTTTAATGACGGGCACGGATCAGCCTGCTACTTAGTGTTTAAGTATTCGCGGTAAACAACCGACTTTCACAGACGACCCCACTAATAAACAAATGCCCCGCGAAGAGCTCCCTAAATTTGAAGATGATGGTAGTGTAATCGATTACCTTGAGGAAGATACCGAGATTCCTACTCAACGATATTCTATTATTTCGTTTATCTCCCCTGAAAAGGTGATTAAACAGAAGGCAGAGTTCATGAATGAAAAGATTGTAGAGTGGCTTGAGTATGATTGGAAGGTGAAGGGAATGGAGCATTTCATGGCATTCCTTTCTAAGAAGTATACGCTTAAGGTAGATGACCTAATGGGTGATCTTCAAGACTTCGTGAAGGTCCATAATGAGGCCATCAAGAAGACTGATATTCATGAGCAGTATCAGGTGTTCCTACTCAAGCATGAGAAAGACCTTGAGAATGACTTCAGTGAGAAAGTTGGATTCCGCACGAATGTTCGTGGTGTAAAGGTTCGCCGCATCTTTGCGAATCTAGAAGAGTGTCAGCAATACGCAAAAGTACTTCAGCGTAAGTATCCTCGCGACAATCTTTATATCGGTAAGGTTGGTTGCTGGCTACCATGGGATCCTTCTGAGCACATGATGCCGGAGGTAGAATATGCCGAGAAGGAACTCAATGAGCTCATGCGCAAGTACAAGGAGAATGAAGTGAATCGCGACATCTTTTTCGATGAAGAGAAGCAGCAGAAGATTGAGGCTCAGAAGAAAGAGAATGCGGTTCGTAGAGCGAAGGCTCTTGAGGATGAGAAGGCAGACGCAGGTGTCGTAGATGTATCTGATCTAACGAAACAGTTTGAGACTGCTCTACATCCTTCGGAAGGTGCGATTCGAGATGCGTAAATTCTATCATTATAACAAATGAGTAAACGTGGCGCAGATGCTATGGACATGGATGATCCTGGTATGGGTAAGAGAATGCGAAAGCCCACCGCACTTGGAGCCGAATATGCCGCAGCTTTAGAAGCAAAGAAGAATACAGCTCTAGCTCGAATTCAGGCTAGAAAGTCAAAGGCTACAGCCCAACCTGAAATTGATGATCTATCTGCTTTGTTTGATAGGGTAAAGGTTGCCGATGATGAAGACAAATTGGCCGAATTAATGAGCAGTATGAAGATGGGTGGCCGTAAACGCAGAACTCTTAAGAAAAAAGCTAAGAAATCTCGCAAGACTCGTAAACATTAAACATTTCTTACATCCAAACAAACGATCGAAACGTATCGTCTCGGCCTTTTGCTTGCCTTTATCCAGTCTTTTTTACTTTCACCCATGGATCTGAGCTCTTCTTTCGCATTTTGTCTGGAGAAAACTCATCTGCGGCTAGCATGGCACTCATAAAGGGTTTGTTATCAACCCATAGACTGTCATCACACAATTTGAATGGCGGATGATCCTGTGCTTTGTACCAGAATACTTGATCTTCTAGTTTGTTCGATTGAATACCATTACAGATAACTAGACATTCGTAGTTCTCAGTACATTGATCCATAAATTGACAGAACATTTGAAATGTAGGAAACATACCTGCGTAGTTGTCATAAATACGCTTTCGATTGCCTAGAACATTCTCTCTTAAAATAAACACAAAATCAATATTGGTACGCAGATTGGGAGGAACACCTAGGGGATACTGCATAGTAATAAATGTTGCGAGATCAATGTGACGACCGTTCATAAAAACATATCGTGTAGACTCCTCATTCATCCATGTCTTATCATACAAACAATCATCCAAAATAAGAAAAGCTCTAGGATCCACATGTGAACGTCCACCAGATCTATTTTCATGATTTCTTGCCTGTTTTACTGCCATTTGACGCTTGATAGATCCCATAACAATAGAAGGATTATACTTGTCATGAATTAACTTAGAAGGAACTAGGTCCTGAAAAAAAGGACTGGCAACCTCAGATCCAGAGATAACAGTCCCGATAGGAAAACAATCCTGAGTATTGGCTAGAATATCTCTCACTAAAAAAGACTTTCCAGTATCACGCTTTCCAATGAATACGATTACTGGGGCCTTTTTGGAATCTAAGGCACATTTTGTACGGATCATCTCCATATCAAACTTTTTAATATTAAAGTTCATCTTAATACTATTGCGTGAAGTTTTTGATTATGGTTTAACACAACTCTATAATATGGTCAAGCGAAACAAACAGAGCCAAATGGGGGAACTAAAAAGTTCTCAGATTCCACTATCTATTCATAAGTACGACCTTTCTTTATTGAAACAGTCTGCTTTCACGCACTGGAATATTCAAAACATTCAACCGTATTTTCCACCGATTGAGAAACTATTTAAATCATCTCAGCTTGAAAGTGTTTCTGATTATGGAATTCGATTCAATGAAGAAGCTGTTACTGTTATTGGTCCTGATAAGATTCGAACAGTAAATGGAGCTACTCTAGATGTTCATCGCAAAACAACTATGTTAGTATCGCCTTACAAATGGATGCGAGGCGAATATGGTTCTACACTAGGGCTTCCCAGTTCAGTTGAGCAGGCTACAACTGCTATGCACAAGATACAGAACTCAAATAACGCAGCCTATGTTGGGGCATTAATAAGTGGTATTCTGTCTCAATCAGGTTGTGTACATTTTCCAAAAGTATATGGTCTTTTTACCGGAACAACTGCAAAACATACAATTGATATTTCTGACGATTATGGTGAGCTTTCTGAAAGACCATGGTTCTCTCAAAATATTGGAAAAATGTTCGATGTAAAATTATCTGATGAGATTCAAGAGTCAACAGAATTTAAGCACACGCGTACTGCTAGAATTGCGATTCAACTAGGCGAGAATATTGAGTTAGGAGATGTTGAGGAACTTAAAGGACAGCACGTAGAAGATGTTCAGATGGGAGATCTTAACAGAGTTCTTCACGATGAAGAAGAAGAAGGAGACAATGAGTCTGATTCATCGTCTGTGTCTACATCGTATGTTTTTCAGGTTACATCATGTAAGTGTGATGAAGAAGATAGCGATGATGAAGATGAAGATGAAAGTTGTGAACCATTTGCGTGGGCTACATTCAAGGATGTACCTGTACAAATTACTTTAATGGAAAAATGTGAAGGAACTCTTTATCAGCTTATGATGTTACATCCTGAAACGGAGAAACGTATAGCATGGATCTCACAAGTTATGTTTGCTCTTGCGTATGCTCAACGCACAATTGCTTTAACGCATAATGACCTTCACGCAAACAATGTCATGTATGTTCCTACGACTACCGAACATTACTATTATAATTGTGGAGGCGTTCTGTATCGTGTCCCAACCTATGGATACACTATAAAAATTATTGATTTTGAAAGAGGAATCGCATCTGTAAAAATAGCAGGAATGAAGGATCCTAAGCTATTTATGAGTGATCATTTTTATACCGAAGAAGAAGCTGGTGGACAGTATAATTACGGCGACTATTATGTATCAAAATATCCCGAAATGAAACCAAATCCATCATTTGATCTTGTTCGTCTTGCTACCTCATTGTTTTGGGATATATTCCCTGAACCTGAACTTGAAAATACATTGTACACGTTTTTTATAAAATGGCTAACAACTGACGATGGTAATTCTGTAATGTTTGGAAAGAAAGATCCTCGTCATGATCGATTCCATGGATTTCATCTTTACAAGGCGATAGCTCGATACTGTAAAGATAACGCGATTCCGCGAAAGGAAATTATGTTACTAAAAGATCTATATAGTGTTGAGAGTTCCAATAACAATACTGTTTTAATGATTGATTAGTCTAAAACGTAGGAGTTCCAACAAACATATCTTGAGCAGAAGATACAGTTTCAGTTACCTTTTTTGCCACTTCTGTAATGCCTTCTGCGGTAGTAGCAAATACCACTCCAGAAGTTATTAGACCTCCAAAAAGAGATAACTTCCCTGCTGTCTCCCATGAAATAGGTTCACTCTTTGACTTTCGATCTAGTGCGTAGACTATGAATGCTACCATGGCTACAGCCAAGGATGCGACAACAATCATCATTTGTTGTCTCTTGCCGTAATTCTCTACAGATTTAGAACGAGTGTCTCTGCCACCTTTGACTCAAGTTCTTTCATCGGGTCTTCAACTTCGGGTTCGGTGATATCAAGAGTCGCATCTTCGTCAGATAGTTTGAGTTTGGGTGCTTTTTCATCTTCGCCGAATGAAACAGCTTTCTTCTCTTCCTCCTCTTCAGATTCTGATTCAGACTCGACTTCGGGAACAACCTCTTTTACAATGTCCTCCGAAGGAGCAGTGAAGTACTTCTTAGTAATTGCTTGCCAAGGAAGGAATCCACGAACTACCTGCTCTAAGCACTGGCCAATAATCTTCTCTACCTCTTGACGATTACGTGCCTGTGCTTCAGATGGTAGTCCTACATTTAGAAGATACGCTGTTTGCCATAGTTTGCGAGCCGAATGAATATACATCTCATGGATAAACTTAGCCAGAGATGGTCTATCAAAATCAATCTGGATTTCCTTGGAGTTTCCTTGGTAATGTAGGGAGGCAAATGACTTCATATATGCGATAAACACTCCCATGATCAGATCATCTAAGTAATCACATTTTGTTACTTTTTCAATACGTTCAACTTCAGTTGTGAGAGTAGAATCAGACCACTCGGGGATCTTTGCTAGCATGTTTTGAAATGTTCGCAAAACTTGATCGGGCTGGCCATTACGGTCACAAAGTTCTTTTGCCGAGGCATGAATACTCCAGAACCCCTCTGCGACTGGGGTAACAATTAGCGAACTTAAGTGCTCTCGTAAGTGAGTTTTGGCAAATTCCGAATCTGTCATTTGTTAATGGAATCTGTAGTTAAAAAGGGAGTGATAACGCAAGTCATTGAAAACGGATTCATTTGGTCCACTTTCAATCAGTACTATTACAATTCGCAAATGACGACCAATTTACTCGCTTTTGACGTCCCTGAGGGGATGTTATGGGGCGATTACTTCTATGAAGAAAGCACTTCAATCATTGAGGAGACAGCCAGCGTGGCTAGCGCAGCTACGAGTGACGGATGGGAGGAGGTTGGCAAGATCGCTCCTAAGGTAGAGCAGGCATACGCCCGCCCACCTAAGTGGTGTAAGCATGGAAATGCGTGCCTCTGGCAGAACTGTCCGTTCCGTCATGAGCGTTGCGCGATCTACGACAAGTGGATCGCAAACAACAAGCGCGGATATTCGTGCCGCTGTATGACTGCTGACCCTGAGTCCTGTAAGTCACCTGAAGAGGGTGGCTGTAAGTACGATCACCGTGATCCTAGCAAGCTAGAGACCTACTACAAGACCCTACCGTGTAAGACAGAGGACGAAATGTGGGACTCGTTTTGCGACCGCGGCCTAGAATCGTGCTACGCGGATACGGTAGATACATCCAAAATGTCACGCACCAACAGATCACTGCTTATCCGAAGCTTGATCGCAGAGGACATCGAGTATGATGACTGTGACACATGGATGAAGATTTGCTTCTATGACTAATAAAAACAAACAAATACGGAAAATGGAAACATTTTTCAATGTGCTTGAATGATCAATACGAAAGAATGCAAATTGAATATATTTTCCAAAAGGAGATCGATATAAATGATCCAATTCTTCGGAAGCTACATGAATATTGCGATCATATGAATATTCTATTCACTACTCGCGTATTTGATTCAAACAAATATGACCATGATCGTAGCTGTATTATAAAGCTTCCTGCGATTCATATTTATAATAAGAAACAATATCATGAAACGTATTATCCCGATGAACAACCCATTCAAAAGATTCGGCTACTTCATGCGAAGATTGAACTTGAAGATATGGAATACTTAGCTAAGAAGCAGATATGGGATGAAAGGCTGAAATATATAAAACGTCTCTTCCGGAAGAGATCATTGAAAACGGATTCTCCCTCCATTAAGAACACCATATGAGTATTAAAAGTTCAAATGTCATCAATTAAGCAAATGGAGTCAAAGCTTTACGCAATGGTTTCGTGTCTGGCGGACAACTATGGTTTCGATGCCGATGCGGCGTTCGAGTTCGTGCGATGGGAGACAGATGTGGATCACGTCGGTGAGTTTCTCAATATGGTCAAGACTGACACTGAGAAGCCTACTAAGATGATCAAGAAGAAGGAGGAACCAAAGGAGGATGCCTCAGAGGCGCCTACCGAGACTAGCAAGGATGACGTGAGTGAGAAGATCGCTACGTGTAAGAAGAACATCGCCCTGTGGACGAAGAAGTTGGATGGAAAGTTCAAGGATGACGACGCAAAGGCGAAGCATATTACAAAGATCGAGAAGGAGACGGCTAAGCTGGAGAAGCTTGAGAAGAAGGCTCCTGTACCTGTGAAGGTTGAGGAGAAGAAGGAGGAGCCCAAGAAGGAGACGAAGGAGAAGCGTATCAAGCGTTTCTCTCCAGTCATGGCTGGCCAGCTGAAGACGGCTCTAGAGGGTGTGAAGGTTGAGATGACCGATAAGCACAAGAAGGAGTTCCAGCAGTACGTTGAGGATTTGACAGACGATGACTTCCGCAAGGAGGGCTTCGCGGATCACATGCGTGCCTTCGCCAAGCTCAAGGCGCCTGCCGTAGAGGAGACTGAGACTGTTACGGTCGCAGAGATTCCAATCGCTGCCAGCCCGCCTACGGTCGTCGATGTCAGTTTGAAGGATCTTCAGGCTATCGAGATGACGGCAACAATTGACCCTCCCGGAACATTTTGGGATGCTGACAGTGGTCGCTTTGTCAAGGGTCCTGAGGCAGACGATGACGAGGACTTTGACGAGATCGGTTTTGATGGCGTCAACTATGTGGTTGGTGAAAAGACTGGGCGTGTGTATGAGGCGTGCGAGACGGGAGACGTATTCGCCGGCTTCATTGGAGTTGGCAAGTTCAAGAAGATGACTAAGTAAATAATACAAAAGAGTCGAAAGACCAATTTTTGCTTTACTCTAGTTCATCTTCCCAAAATAGAATTGTACAGTTTGGAAACGAATGTTGAAACCATGGAAATACTCCTAACGTTTCAAACAGAATACGAGGAACATACATCTCAGTTAGTTCAGGAACAACGAGAGCATCTAAACAATCGCCATTTTCTCCTCGAACACTACTGATTTTTTGCCATTCATAATCAAGTGTAATTTGCTGAAAATTTATACATCTAGACCGACTATACTCTAGAAGTGTAGAATACTCACACATAGGTACTATGATCTTACTAGTAATGTTTTTACGGTAATATGCCATATTACAAACCTGTTGCCATATGGCTTGCCATTTTTCTACTGTTTCTTGCGGGACTTCCATTACATATAATAGGTAACAAACGTCTAAATTAGTGGATAAAATCAGCAGATGAAAATAGACGAACCCAAAATGTAACAAATGGTAAGCCCCAGAAGGCATAACCAGGAAGAAAGAAGCATATTGCTCCCCATAACATAGGCGAAATAAACTGCTTACCATATTCAATTCCAGCAAATATCGAGACAGTGTAGAGATACATCGCAAAAAAACGGGCTACGCTTCCAAATATCATACCAATTATTGAGCCAGCATTTTGAGAAGGTGTAGAATTATTTGGGGCATCTGTTGCTGGTGCGTTTAACCGAAAACGCTGACCGTCTTTCAGAGCAATAACATTCATAGCCCCATTAATGGTATATTCTGCTACGAAATTTTTGACCTTTGATGGATCAGGATCAGGTAAACCGACTTCTTTAAACCCGACTTTCATATCGATAGTTCCATCTGAAGTTACAAGATTTTGGACTGCGTCAGTAACATCTTGATAGTTTCCTACGACACCGTATTCTGCTTTGGTTATTTGTAGACCTGATGCTACACGTTGAGGCGGCGCATTAATACTTATAACACCACCATCCTTTTCAGAAGCAGTGTTTGTTTTGCCACCATTAATCGTGTAAGTGATTACCAATAACTTTAATTGACCAGGAGCTGGATCTGTGACGTTGAGGGCGGAAACAGATACTGGTACATTCAATACTCCATCCTTAATCATTCCTGTAACGGTTCCTGTAACATCAACTTGTGAATCGTTAATTCCGTATTGAGCTTTCTGTATCGAAATTCCGGTACTCATTCTTATTATGAAGAAAACACGACATTTGCGATGCCACCCATAACTCGCAAGAAGTTGTAAGATTCTACAAATGCGCGAACATTGTAAGTATATGCGAGTGTTGACGCCTCTGTCTTGCGAATGAGCCGTACAAGTTGATCGGGTCTATAATTTGCGATTCTATCGGCAGGAACAACTGTAGGATTTGGACTACTCGCAGTAGATTTTAGAACACACACCTCGCTAGGGTCACTCGTGACTCCAAGTACACTATTTAGAGGTGGCTCTACATATGTATTTCGTAAAATGGTTTTATTAAACATCGATCCGTTGATATGGCCCGACGGCTGTCCACTATTGTGACTTAGGGCAAATGAGTATGTGTATATTCCTGGAATATCAACATTTGCTAATCCATCATGATGTTTATAATTTTGAATATGATTAAAAAACTCAGTCTGTTTGAAACCAAAACGTTCTTTTCCATCAATTACAATAGCCGATTCTAGCAAAATATCACGTCTAGTAATACCTGGTTGCTGTTGATCTCCAGATGTAAAATATGGAGTTACAAATGGTCCTGTTCCAGACAGTGGAGGTTCGTACGGATTCTCCCAGTTGGTGTAGTTATCATAATCGTTCTTTAGATGCCGATCAGATCTCTGACCTACCCATACAACTCGAGTACATAAATTACGCATTATTAGATCTAGATCATTGCTGGGACCGTGTTGTTTTTGTGCTTCCCGAATATCAATTTGTGTCACTATAAATGAATGATCAGTTGAGGCAATATGAGCCATCTCTGCGTCAGACACAAAAATAAAATTACATTCCAGGAATGGGTTCATCTTCCAAAATAATAAATTTGGATTCACGGGAATCGTAGGGTTTCCAAATGTAGGAGGAGATAAAAAGTGAGACATACTGAATGCATCTGTTGTAATAGGACATGCCATACGTCTTCCAAATGATGGGTTTGCTACAGAACCGATAGTTTGGCGAACATCGCGAACCGTAAATAATTGATACACATTTTTTAGATCGACTACAAACTCTACCTCCGAATGTTGAAGTGCGATTAGCGGAAGCGCAGCTCCAATTGTTTCGCAAAACCAAAAGTGTAAAGGAATTGTTAGAACACGCCCCCGAATCGATGGAGCAGCGATAGTTGTGTTGGTAGAAATAGCATGCGGATACTGATTGAATCGATTAAACGCATTAGCAGGATCATATACTTCTTTTAAATTTCCGGTTAGTTCATTTAATACAACCTTCTTTGTTCCGTTTAGATCTGTCGATGCTTTAATCTTCATCCACTCACCTGTATGGCGGACGATCTCAGATCCATTAATGAGTACGGCTACATAATTGATCATGTTGTATCCAATATTTTTAATCCATTGGAACTCGTATCCAATTGCATCTGATTCATCAACAGAGGGATCTAAAGGAACAATTGGCGAATATATATCTGGCAATTCAATACTTAGATAACAATCATGTAAAAGTTGCGCGTACCTTTCAACTTTCGCTCGCAAAGTTAAACTGCCTGACGTTGGAAGATTTAAATTTGTAGTTTTGAAATACAGCCTAAAATGTTCCATTGCGAATTCAGAATGGCGCTTATAGACAGATCGAAAGTGCGTAAAGGAGGGATTTCCTGTTATTAAAACATCCTGTGCCCCTTTGCCCACTAATTGCATTAATCCACCTGTCATGGTTCTATTATATGGTTGTTAGTTTAGAATGTCTAAAGTAATACCGTTACTTTTTATTTACAATCCGGTCATGCGTACAACTTCTACATAACCCATTGTGCTTGATGGCAGACGCTCCATAGAAGCACGTACATATCTTGTAAGCTGTTAGAGCCTTTCCAGGACCACAAGATCCAGACGGTTCTTCAATAACAAAATCAGCAGTTTGAGAAGCAATATAATCGGTAAAGTTTGAAGCAGGGCGCCGAATCTTTGAAGTACCAAACTCGGTATGTACTCTGCGTCCAGTTTGGACTTCCGTACGAGGAGGAGGGTTTGTAGTTACATCTGTCTTAAATGTACGAGCACCTCGTAGTCGCCTTAATCGCGTAACATCTCCTGCGGATAACCCACGAGTTCCCTGTTGAACATTTGATGCCATATTATGAATTTACTCAGGTTAAATTATAATGGAAACATTTGTTACTACTGGAACCTATGAAGGAAGTGATAAGCTTAAGAGAATATCCGAGCATATAAATGAATTGTGTACTGGTAGAACAAAAGCTCATCATATATGGACAGAAGACTTACCTTCAGATATATATTCGGATGTAGACCACGTTAGAACATCTGATGCTGTTTTTTCTGTATTGAAAAAAGCCTATCCGAATCATAGCGTTGAAAATGTCAAGGAATCCGATGAAATATACTGGGCAGTTTCTCCAAAAAAAGCTTCTGGTAGTGATCGTTCATTAGTAGATTGCCATTATGATGCTCCATTTTCTATTATACCAGTCAGTTCTACTTACTATCGTGTCATAATAGCTTGTAATGAAAATAAAGATGTTATTACATCATTCCCAAATGAAGATGTTCATGTGACAATGAATACTGGTGAATTTCATGGATTAGATTATAATACCGATTACCATTGCGTTGAAGGTTCTATACCTCCTGGAAAATATAGAGTTCTGCTAAAATTGCATTATATGATAATACCAAATAGTTTAACAAGCAAATCTCCATCAGTTCAATTTACAAGATTTATAAATGTTCTTTGGACAAAAATAAGCAGATGGTTTATGCGTTCATCTGCAGAACCTAAAAATCCAATTGAATACTTGGCTGGTTTAATAGTGAATGTATCTAGATTTATATTCAATAATAATTATATATCATTCTCTTTATTAGCAGCTATCGTTGGAATCTTTTTATTTCGTAAACGTATTATGAAACTACTGAGGTAAAAAAGCGGATTTCACCTGGAGCTGAACGGATACCAAGTCTAACCAAACGTTGTGTATCTTGGAAAGCCGGGGCATCAAATACTTCATTCGTATCAGGATCTATCACAAATACTAATCCTTTTGCTTTGACAATTTGAAGACGGCGTGTTCTGCGTTGAACATTTCGTAAATACAAAGTATCTAAATCATCAGTTTTAAATCCCGGTTTGTATGCCAAATCTTCACCTGTGGCAGTTGTATCAAACCGCATACATTGAATAACTGGCTTTTCTTTTGAGTGTAATCTACGATGAATCTCACAATCGATCGCAGATTGCTTTAACAGCAAACTAATGTTCTTTACAATACGGCCTTTTTCATAGGCAGTTTCATATAGATACTCATCGGATGTCATAAACATTTCTCTGGGTTCATCGCCTTCATACCGTTTCAAAGTCATATCATTTCTGCGAATTGGCACAATATTGAATCCTTCGTTTGTCGTAGACTGTTCAGGAGTAAATACGCTCATATAGAGTTTGACAACTACATCGCGCTGATCTAAAGGAAGCTTTCGGTGCGAACAGATACGAATGGCACGACCAATCACCTGTTCAATTAACGCAGGGTTCCAATACGGTTCCATGATGTGTACTCTGCGTACGTCTGCCAAAGTAATGCCTTCGGCGGCAGCTCGCGATCCTAGAAACACACACAAACGATGTTCTTTAATAGAATCTTTTAAACTCTGAGGAAATGTATCAGAGTAATCCTGATTGAAAATTTGACGATGTAGTTCACGCTCTTCTTCTGCTCCACCCAAAAATACACCATACGCAGGAACACCTGTCTTCATCTCTGAGGATTCAGACCATACTCCACCTTTCTTTACCAGCTTGTATTGCTGAAATCCATTGGCCTCCAACACTGCGTTGAACACTCCAATACCTTCTAGAGATCTGTATTGAGAATAAATGAACTGATTATTGAAACTTCCAGGTTCACCAATATGCGTTTTTAGATCTTTGAGCATAGCTAACATTTTGGGCGAGAACTTTGCCAATGCTTCTTCCGAAAGATATCTCGCAGGATCCGCTTTTAAGCGTTCAAGAACATCTGATTTCTCAACCACTGTTTCTTCCGTAGCTCCTTCTTCCATCGTTGTACGCAACTCAGGGGGAATTGCATAATTACATGCTAATCTAGATGTCATGCGAAATGATCCAAAATCATCGTTCAAATTGGGAGAACGAGACTTACGAGATTCACGCTGTACTTCTACCCAACGCGTTTCTAGATAGCGTTGAAACTGTTCGTTCGACATAGGAACCTTTACAAGCGTCTTATCTTCTTCTAAACGCTTGGGAAGGAGTCTTTCATCTGCTCCTTTGAAGTACGAAACCAAACCTTGAATACGACGACTAAACAAAATAGAATTTTTGATTGAAAGACCATCCACAAACATTCCCATAAACTCTTCGAATTGGGTAGGGAGTAATTCTAGCTTCTCAACAACCATACGATCTGCTTCAGGAAATTCAATTCCCGCAAACGTCGTTTCAAACTTTGCTTTCCATGTAGATACCCACACTTTCATGTCAGGATTCTGTTCTGCGTCTTTGTTGTACTTTACTGCGATACGCTCGCCTTTTTCGTTGTACTGGCTTTCAAAATAGGGAGGATTACGAGTTAACATAATCGTTCTTTTTACAGAATTGTATTCGATTGTATCCACATCTCTTAGTTGACGAAAGAACCCTGTCATTAATGCTTCGTCCCATTGTGTCGCAGACTTGGTAGGAATAGAAATGCGTTCTATGGGTCCACGCAAAAGATTCATTAAAAATGCGATTTCTTGCGGTCGATTGATAACAGGAGTTCCTGATAGCGCAACAACTTTACAATTACGAGCGGCATAGATACGATCATACAATCTTCGTCGAATGGTATCATTGACTGCATAATTAATCATATTGTGTGCCTCATCAATAATGATAACTGAATCATCAAACTGTTGAGGATTATCGGGAGGAAGAATTGTATCAATATTGGAACTAGAGATGCCGTTGTAGTTAATGAATGTGAATCGCTGATCTAGGATATCGTCAATTTGTGCGCGAATGCCTTTTTGGACATCAAGTGGCAAAGTGCGAAAATTAGGTTGGCGTTCAGGGGATGTTACATAGAATCGACCATTTGTATCCAGAAACTTTTGAGAGATGCCCATGCTTTTTGCTTGGTCGGCATCTTCTTGCTTTGTTATGGATTTGGGTTCCCAGTACTGTTCAAACGCATAGATAGGATCCCCACATTTACGAATCTCGCCCTTATAGTTGTCTGCTAGAGAGGCGGGTAACATAATATAACACTTTTTGGTGCTCAAAAGAGACTCTGCGACTGCGATGGAAGAGCAAGTCTTACCTGAACCTAGACCGTGATACAACAGGAGACCTCGGTAAGGCGTCTCCATCATCAAATATTCGCGAACAATTTTTTGATACGAAAACAGCTCTTTGGTGTTTTTTGACATGTCACCTCGGCGCATACACAAATCTTCTTCTGAGTCGGCTGTATCCAAAGGATCGACATTTGTCTTTCGATATTTTAGGAAGATACGAGTGATCGAATCGGAGAATGCTTTTCTATTCGGTAGGACGAACATTCTCTCTACTTATTTTTGGCGAGGAATTGATAATGGAAACAATACTACGCAAGAATCCGAAACTGTGGATGGTTGCTTTTTATCTCTTTATGGTAGCGGGCTTTTTGTATGTAAAACCGTCTATCGCCTTCGGTGAACAGGGTCGTATCCGTCCTTTCGGTACAGGGAAAAAGGAGTCTACCGTCTTTCCTGTATGGTGGTGGATGTTTGGATTCGCAGTTGTATCCTATCTAGGAGTCGTATATGCTCTTGACTATAACTTATAATAGTATCCAGTCGTTTGGTCTCGAGTCGTATGATTCTGAATAAATTGTAGTAAATCTTTTTGATTGTGTGGCAAACTTTGTAGATGTTTGTAGTTGAAGTGTTGAGTTTGTATCCATTCATCAGGATTTGATATTACAATATCTTTTAGGTTTCGTTCTTGTAAGGGATATAACACAAGCTCTGGAGTTCCTGTAACTCCACGAGCATCCTCTGCGATCTGAATATAGTCTATCACAGGTTGTAAGGATGTTTTCATATATGCTTTTAGCTCCAACGAATCATTTCTTCCAACTCCAATATAGCCTACAACATTTGGAAACTTTTTTATAAACCCTTCTTCGAAACAAGGATCATACGGTCTTCCTTTCAAGCAAGACTTCCTGGTTTTGTTACATGTAATCATAAACGTCTTGGTTTTCTTCGTTTTGTATCTCGAGTCACCTCTTGAATCGGGCGATGGTTGTAAAAGCAACACAACCTTTACATCTTTTTCTAACTGATACACTTCCATCGTTTTGATAGATTCGTACCATCTTGGTTGAGATTCGGTAACAAAAGGATTAAAGTAAAAGAAGACATTGTATTGTGGTGGAATACACTTTTTGTTTCCTACAGAAACTCCAGTAAGATCATCTTCTTTTTCTGGAACAACCCGAAACAACAAAGTTCCCTTTGGAATCGTATCCAAATATATTTTGTGATGTTTATACTTTACAATCTCCATTACTCTAATTCAAGTAATTTCTGATGCCTGATATCTTCTAGTGACTGTATAGTGTATTCATGTTTGTGTTTTCCAAACACTTCGTCCAGAATTTTCTTGTAAGGTTTACCAAGAGTGCCATACGCTTTCATGTGATGTATCATGGCATACAGCATTTTGTTGAGTTTCATGTACTTCATAAGTTTTCGCTTGAATGATTGATTGTTCTTTGCTTTATCATAGAACTTGTCTAAAACAGTATTTCGTTCTTTCGGGACATATGGCGGCTGTTCAGTAAACATAATTGCGAAATCATACAAATAGTGATGTTTATCAACATAATGTAGAACAACGTTTTCAGTTGGAGTTTCATATGGACGCCCACCTGTTGCGTACGTAAACAAAAGACCCTTTTTCAATAAATCATGATGTAGCATATCGACTTCTTCAGGATCCTCAACAGATACTTCATAATCAATATCTAATCCTTTGGGGTTTCCTTTTCGCGTGATCTTCATTATTTCTTAGTAGCGTGTTCTTCTTTTGTCCGTTCTTTTTCGGCAAGTTCAGACAATAATTTCTTTTTGAAAAGAGACATTTCTTTTACATCTGCTTGGCATACTGTCTTTTCACTATTGTGAATATTCCATACAGTTGTGACCCACGCAGTTAACATGGTTACATACCCAACTCCCAAAATTCTTGCAGTTTCTTCAGGTACTCCAAATGATTCAAATGTTCCAGAGAACGGATGACGAATCATGGTAAACATAGCTGCTAGTAGGTAGACGAATGTCGGACCAATCGCAGAGATAAGCCCTTGCTTCACGGATGTTCCAAATCCAATTTTAGAACACTGAAGCTGCGTTGAAAGTAACGAGACTACAGTTCCTGAAGCAAAAAGAACTGCACCTACACCAAGTGTTGAAAATCCAAGAAGTTTGTAATCCATTATTTGGATGCGAGAGAAACGATACGTTCTAATTCCGTAATCATCTTTTTGCGTTCAACATAGTGCGGGCGAGTTATTGATTTACATTCTGTCAAAGTCTTCCAGCCAATACTACTAATTTCACGTCTCTGGCTTGGTGTGAACTTTTGAGCTAGATTAAAGAGAGATGAATCTTTTAGAAGTGCGACAAAATAGATATGTTTATACTTAATGTTATTTGTTCCCGTAAACGTTTCAGAAAATGTTAGATCTTCTCGAATTGTATACGCTTCCTTTGGAATATTCGTCTCTTCAAAACATTCACGTTCTGCGCATTGTACGTCAGTTTCGCCACGCATACGACGCCCTTTGGGAAACCCCCACTCAGGTTCACTAAATTGAGATGGTACTAATGTAATTAGTTTCTTACGGTCAATTGCGTTGAACTTATCTCGGGCATATTCATATTCAGGCGTATCTGTATCACGCCCATTTCCCCATAGGCGGGACCAAAGCGTTTCAAATTTTTCTGTTAGAATTAGCTTTTGTTCGTGAACTGTCATATTGGACAGTTGTTTTTTGATATATTCAGGTTCATGGATTTCATACTTTCCACGAATAAATTCCATATAGGACATACTATCCTTACGCCTAACCATAAGGACGCTTAGTGTTTTTGGATCAACTGGAAATACAAGCGGTTCATAAATTCCACGAAGAAACAGAATTCCACACGATATCACTGGGTCTAAACATGACTTGAAGACGTGCCCTTTGTCTCCGCAGTTATTACAATACATTCTAGTTGTATCCATGCTGGCACTGTTAAGATGTCCGTTTTTTACTTCGGTGTTTCTAACAAATGAGTTGGTTCGGTTCAAAACCTGCCGTTGCGGCTCCAGTGAAATTCGCACCTGACTTTTCCAAAGCTACTCTCACAGGCGAGGAACTCATGAAACAAACTGCGGCATTTCAAGCCCAAGCCCAATCAGCTGCTACAGCGGCAGCGGCTGCTGCTACTGCTTCTACTAGGTCATTCTACAAGCCATTCTTATATCTACTTGGCTTTGTTGCATTAGTGTTTGGTGTTATTCTTGGGTATGATGCCATTGCGATGAGGGTTGGTTGGCCTACACTTCTTCTTCCTCAATCCTCTCAGCCGTCATCTGGAGGACAAGTTCCTGAAAGCAATATCCTATATATCGGATATGCTCGATATGGTATAGACAATCAAACTAACTACCAAGATGTAACATCGTATGTAACATCTATGGTTCAAAATGAACAGACTCTTCCCTCTTTTACAGTTGGATACAGAAATGTTGGACTTTCGAAAGATCCTTATCCTGGAAAACTAAAGACTCTGTTTTTTGAATATTATGTCGGTACGGGAGGATACACGTATACTCAGGCAGATGATGGTTCTCCAACTCCCCAATTACCTATGACATCTCCTCCTCCAACCGATAAGGGAACCGAAGCACCTCCCCCTCCATTCCTTCGTAAACTGTTTAGCTCGATATTTGGAAACAGTTCGGGTGATCTAGCTCCATCGTATCATGACGCCACAACATCTGCGACTATTCAAGGTAATCGCGCACCTCTTTCAGCCGAACGTGATGGTGGGTATGGTATGCAGTGGTGGATGTACGTGAAAGATTGGAACTATGGATATGGTAAGCCAAAATCTGTCGTAAAGCGACCTGATAGCACGAACAGCGCAGTAATGAATCCCCATATTTCCCTACACCCTACCGATAATTCGTTACAGGTTAGTGTCTCTGTATACCCTGCTACCGAAGGTGGAGCTGGAAAGGCCCAACCTGCGCCCGCAGGACATTCTGGTTCGACGGATGACGTATTTGTCTGCGAAGTTCCTAATATTCCTCTACAGACTTGGTTTTCTGTTTCTGTAACTGTATTTGGTCGCAACATGGATATCTACATTGATGGTAAGTTAGTAAAGTCTTGTTTCTTAAGTGGCGTACCGAAGCCTGCGGTAGGTGATATTCAGCTAACTCCTAATGGAGGATTCTCTGGACGCATGTGTAACTTCTATCATTACCCCAAAATGCTGACACCTGCCGATGCCTTGAGTTTTTGGTCTGCAGGAACAACCTGTAAAAATCAGACTACAACTGGCGGATCTGCTACTGGTTATTCCGTTAAGT